ACAGCTACTATCTTTGTCGCTCGTACATTGTCTTGCTTTCTATTGCCCTTGTTACCGAAAGCAGACACAGCGAAATAGACGTTCTTATCTGGCTGTGATGTTGATAGCCTTTTACAGGCCGTAGCGAGTTCCTCTACCGTATCAAAAAACCCTTGTTGGACTTTGCCATCAGGAGCTATAAGTGTAGTTACATAATACCCTTCGGACGGTAGGACTCGCTGTAAAAATTTCAGCGTATCCATTTGTTGTTACCTTCACAGTTTCGAAAGGGGGTGTTAACCCCCTCTCGTCTACTCTACTCTTCTTTATTTAAAATCTCAAGAAGCCTTTGAAAACGATACTTCTGTTCCATAGCAATAACTTCTGGCTCTGGCCACCCATTAGACATAATGGATAACAACTGCTTCAAGGCAAGTCGTACTTTCTTATCATTCTTCTTACGAATAGGCTTACCCTTTACCCATGCGTAGTAAGTCATTCGTGATACCTCAAACAGTTCAGCCATATTACCTGTAGTAAGTAGCATATGTTTCCGCAGTGCTTCCACTTTCGTGAAGTCTAGCGGTGGCGTATTAGTCATCAGCCGCTCCAATCAAATCAGCAATCTCTGCGGCTAAGTCATTAGCCTGACTATTAACAGCAGGTGCAGGTGCAGGCTCTTCAGCTACCTTTGGGGTAGGCTTCGGAGCTTCTACAACCTTGGTAGGTGCAGGCTTAGGGACTTCGGCAACAGCTACAGCAACAGGTTCCTGTGCGACTGGCTCAGGTGCAGGAGTAGCTTCAGCAGTAAACTCTTCACCAATAGTAAAGCCTTCTTCTTGGTCGAAGCCGAACTTATTACCATTGCTTGAGCCTTCAACATACTCAAGTACTTGTACTGCTCGTAGCCTCAGAGCCACGCCATAGCCAATACTAGGTGAATTATAGAAGTCGCACTTACTGCTAACCTTTATCTTAGAGCCACCATAGATGTTGTGTTTGTTCATCATCTGAGCATCTGCATCGAAGACAGCAGGTTTGTATGCGGCCTTAGACTTGAACTTAACGATAATATTACCAGTAGGTTCGTTGGTATCCTCATCCAGTTCTTGTTCGAATGGTAGGGGAGCCGCCTTCTTTAGCTTCTTACCTTGACCTGCTTGCTCTAGTGATGCCTTGTTCTCGGCAATGATGTTCTTGATTATCTCAAGCACTGGAGCCGCATCCTCTTGTGAAAGACACAGGTTTACTTTGTAGTGACCCGACTCATCAAATTTAGTGTCAGGTGCAGAGATGTAAGGGTAATATGCTTCACCCTTTGCAGTTGTAAAAAATGCATTAGTCGTCATTTGAACCTCCTAGTTCATGTTTAGTTTGAATGAAACCTACTTCCTCACCAAAACCGAAGTCCGATGCAGTAGGTATTTGCCCACTTGCATAAGCAAGTTCTCCTGTGATGATCTTTACATCATCAGAACCGATTAACTTATCAACTATATGTTGTGCGCTAGCATCAACAAATCCGCCAAACGCAAACTTCAACTTAGGGAAGCGTACATCTGTGTCGAATGAGACAGTGGTCACTGCAATCTCAGGAGCAATGCCTCTAGTCATCAAAGTCTTTTGATATGTGTTCAAGTTACTCAGAGATGCAGGTGTGACTTTTAGTAGGTAGACTTCTCCACCTGCCTTATCAGCCATCACTAGAGCAAGACGCTTCTGATCTGAACACGCCTTTATCTTACGCCCCTCTGGTGTAAGTCTTGAACCCCATGCGTTCTGTGGACAAGAAGCGCATAGGTCATTTTGTGGTAGCTTACTTTTCTCATTAGGTGTTTGACCATCAAGAGAAAAACAACTTGGTGTAGATGACCCTTTGTCTCCGTCATACGATTGCTCGTACCACTCTTTAGACAAGTGTGGGTTAGCACCAACAATAATCACACCTAAACTTGTTGCCTCAAGTTGTGCATCAAGCATTGGCGTACTCACATGGAATCTAGAATCCTTAATTGAAAGTCTAGAATTAAACATTAGTCATCCACTTTTGCTACAGGTTTGCGGACGTTTACATCTATGCGTGTGCCGTAGTTTACGCCAGATGGTACAGACTTTTTCTGGTCTATATATCCACGAACAGCTTGTTTACTAACTCGCTTCTCTAGCATGTCGTATGCATCGTTCTCTTTAATGAAAGAAAGAACAGCATCCCAGTCTGCTACGTTAGCGTAGTCATTGGTTGTGACAAAGGCAGTGCCATGTGCTGTCTTGAAAGACGTTACCCCCTCGGCATCAGCTTTTGTCTTTATCCACGCTTCAAGTTTCGCCATCTTATCCTTGAGTTCTTTGACCTGTTCTTTGATCTGAGCTTCAAGGGCTTCCTTCTTATTGCGATACTTGAGGTACGCTTCTATCACTTGGTCTACATTAAGATTCATAGTATTACCTCGTTTCTTGTTGTATCAAATCAAGTAGCAAGCCCTGTAGTTTCTGCTTGTTCTTGAGCCGTTCATACATTCGGTACTCTACTTCTGTACTTTCAATGTGAATTACATTTGATACATGTTTTTTACCTATTCGCTCAATCCGCCCATTCGCTTGAACATATTGTTCATTGCTTGTTACTGGCCCATACCAAATCACTGTCGATGCAGATGTTAAGGTTAGCCCATGCGCCATCGTTGCAGGGTGAGCAATTAATACATGTGGATCTTTACTATTCTGAAAGTTGTAGAATATCTCGTTGCGCTTCTTGGCAGATACTTCGCCATTCACTACACCGACTGACCACTTCTTTCCTAGCTCTCGCTCCAACATGCGTAGCGTACCTGTCAATGGTACGAATATAATAACTTTACCTCCTACTTCATCTATTACCTCCTCTACTAGTTTCACTCTTGGGGAACAGTTTAGTTCAATGTGGCGACCATCATCCCCATAGGCTACGCCACAAGCTATCTGAACAAGTTTCTGTAACTTGACCGCTTCATTAACAGCGGTGATAGTACCTTCCTCTGCCATCTCTATAACGAAATGACGAAGCATCTTTGTATAGTGATCGCTCTGTTCCTTTGTTAGATCGACCTTTCGTGTCTGGAATACTGTGTCAGGTAGATCAAAGCACTCATCCCTTGTGTACCTAACAGCAGGTTGCAAGATATGTTTTACAGTCTCCACTGACTCTGGTCTTGGTATCCATTTCCACTGGCCTATCTTCATCATCACCTGTTCTCTGAACGCAGTGTAGGTCTTGGTGCAGTGTGGGCTATCCACTAGCTTTGCTAATGCCCAAGCATCTGTCGGGTCATTCGGCGTGGGTGTACCTGTCATCATCCATAAACGTGTTCCTGTATTCTTCCCCATCCACTTCCTCAAGATCTTAAATCTGTTTGTAGACGGATTGCGGTAGACAGCCACCTCGTCAACTATAACTAAGTCGAACATATCAAGGGCTTCCTCGGCTATGATAGGGAAACCATCATGGTTTATAATAAAGAAGTCAGCATCTACATGTAATAGTTTTTTCCTCTTAGCCGCAGTACCATGTAAAGTTACATGCTTACGATTAGGAAAGCCCATAAAGATACCGTCACCCCATACACGTTCAAGCGTGGATAGCGGGGATATGATTAGGACTTTCTTAACAGAACCTGTTCTCATAAGGTAGTCAGCCGCCCACAGTGCGGACTGTGTCTTACCTGTTCCAATCTCGTTAAGAACCAATGCCTTCTGGTTCATAGTTAGAAAGGCGGCAGTCATCTTCTGGTGTTCATACGGTGTAAACTGACCTACCCAATCGTAATAATATAGAATAGGTGCAGGTGCTTTTATCCCTAGGTTGCGTAGTACCTTCACTTCATCTTGACCATGCGGTGTTACCACTAGGTCTTTACCTTTGAAGTTAAGTATCTTCGCAGTTGGTATTGTCTCTAACACTCTGTTTGGTTTTGTAAGGTTTAGTGCTAGAGCCTTTGCTTGCTCTACTACTATCATTCTAACTCTACCCAACTCGTGTCTTGTTTACTCTTAATGTACTGACGAACTTCCTCTATGGTATCTTCGTCATATACGAGAAAGCATTTGCCCCCTGCCATCTCTATCTCCTTCATCGCTTTTAGTTGTAGTGCTGTAGGTTTCTTTGTCTTATCCGCCTTACACTCAATTCCTATAAATCGTCCACTTATTATCGCAACCTTGTCAGGTATACCTGCCCTACCAAACGGTCCTGCTTGGGGGTTGTAATACCAGATGCCTTCTGCCTTCAGCATCTTGTCAAGTTTACTCTTTACCTTACCTTCTGGTGTAGATGCCATAAGATTACATACTCGTCAAGTTATATCTGTGCATATTCGCAAATATTTTTTGCAGGACACCAACCACATAAGCCACTGGGTTTAGCAGGCCAGTTCTCATGCTCTACTGATTGGTGTATTCTATTGATGCGACCTAGTAAATTCTGCCATAGCTCTTCTGATTGCTCTCGACTGTACGTTTCTGAGTCCATCTTCATCTCTTTGAGCCATACAAATAAAGTTTTTATCTGCACAATCTCAGGAAAATGTTTCCATACTTGCAACGCAAACATCTCAAGCTGTGTAAAGTCTGGTCTGCGCTTACCTGTTTTCCAATCTACAACTATAGCTGTGCCATCTTTAATAATTAAAACGTCGAGTATGGATCTAAACCAAGCGTCCTCCGCAAACCAACTTGTTGGTGTAAGGTTTTCTGTCAGCGTCATCTGTCTCTCTGCGTGTAACTCTCCACCCTTTGCCATGTTCTCTATAGTCTGGCAAAGTATTTCGTATTTAGCAGCCTCTTGTGGTAAGACTGTGTCGTTCACAAGGCGTTGCTCTAGGAACTCGTGGATGCGGTTGCCATATATACTTGCTTCGCTCCCTGTATCTTGAACTTCTTTAGTTACTCTCTGATGATAGTACCGTTTAGGACAGTTCTCATACATCTTAATTGCCGAGAAAGAATGTGCTATCTGCATTAAAACTCCATAGGGTTGCACCGTGAAGGCGGTATTAACCACCCACGGTAAAGTTTACTTAGCATCACCATAGTTATAGCCGATGCCCGACTCACAAGCAACAGGTAAATCCTGTGCCCAGCTGGGAGGCGTAGACATTCTCCTCTCAACAAGTTCCTGTGCGTGTGTCTTTTGCTCTTCCAGGCAGCTTATGATGATCTCGTCATGTACTTGAAACGCAACATGGTATGACTGCCCGATAGATGTCATTTGTTCTGCGACCACAATCCTAGCTAATGCTTGGACTACGTTCTCTGTTACCTTCCCACCATAGATGCGTGTCCAATCTATAGTTATCTCCTCACCTGTAGTCACTCTGGCTTTGACTAGTTTCTTATAAGTTCGTGCGTCTGCGATATACTCAAAGCCATCTGGTGTCTGCCTTAGCGCATTATACTTTATGCGTAAACCACTGGGTAAAATTATGCCGTTGTTGTCGTATGGTAATAGGTCAGTAATATTGCCGCTTCCTCCTGCTACCATAGTAGTCAAAGCATGACCGCATTTATTCCAGAGGGATACAATCTTGTGGTTCTTCTGTCGGTACAATCTAACAATACGTTGTGCTTCGTTCTCATCTATATCAACAGAGATACCTCCCTGCCCAAGCGCAAGTGTGTTACGGAACTTTACATGCCCCATACCATAACCTAACCCAAGTATACAGGTCTTACCAACGAACCGTTCAATCTTGTCAGCCTTAGTAACTGTCTTACCATAGACCTCAGATGCGAACTCACTGTAAACATCACGCCCTTCTTTGAACGCTTGCACTAGATCATATTGACCTGCGATGTAAGCAACCATACGAGCTTCTATCTGTGACGAATCACAAGCTACTAGTATCTCTCCTATGGGCGCAGTCAGTGCGCTTCGTATCTTTCCGTTGCGTGGTAGGTTCTGTAGGTTAAGTTTATCTCCACCGCTAAACCTACCTGTATGTGCGCCATAATAGTTAAGCATAATAGGTAATGCGCCACGCTCAGCCACCTTCATCAGGTTCTCAGTGCGTGTCTCTTCGATTGTAGATTTAGTACCTAACCTTGCCGCCACTAGGTTTTGTATGCGTGGGTCTGGATGGTCAAGTAAAGCAGTGAACTCTTTATCTGTCTTAGCAAAGGCATATGTTTCCTTACCTGTGCGTAGACTTGTTTTCATGGGGGGTTCAACACCTACCGTAGTAAGTAGCTTAGCAAATATTTGATTAGACATGAGAGCTTTCTTTACCTTCTCCTCACCCAATCCCTTGAGTGCCAAGTCCTCAATCAGCTTTCGCTTGTCTGCTTTTACTTTCTCTAAGTGCTGTGCAAGCACTTCCGTGTCGAGTTGTATGACAGGTTGGGTATACATCCTTAGCGTCTGGTCAATAACCATTAGTTCAGACACAGGAAAACCCACCTTTAATTTTTTGAATAGTTGATACGTCAGGTCTACGTCCTTGATGCAGTACGCAGCATACCTGTCAAGTTGTTCTGGTGTGAAGTCCTTCTTGTGACGGCCCATGTTATTGAACACTTCATCACCTTTCTCACCTAACTTGTAGTAAGAGGCTAGTGCTTTCAGTGAGCCACCTACTGTAGCATTGTGTAAGGGTCTTGCCATAGACATGGTATCGAACCAGAACTTAGGCTTGATTCCATAGTGCCATGACAAGATAGCCCCATCAAACGCAGTGTTGTGGGCAAGTATCGCCTTGTCAGAATAGTCTAACGAGTTAAGAAACTTACCCACATTATCACCACTATACCAATCGGTAGGAAAGTCGTTCACCTTGACGCATACACCTATCACCTCAAAGCGAGGGTCACGAACATAGGCTTCCGTTGTCATTTTAGACAGCGAATATTCCCTATCGTAATAAGTTTCAAAATCAATGGTGACGATGTCCATGCTATAGACCCTGCCCTTCTGCAAGCGGTGTCATATCGTTGGTTAAGTCTGCGAACTCAACAAGCTCTGTGCCAATCTCTCCACCGCAAGCCATATAACCTGCGCCATCTACCCAGTTGTCTGCATGGCATGGATTGTTTTTAGCACGAGACACTTTGACTAGTGTCATCATTAGAGCAACATCACTACCGTTTAGCCCATGCCATCTGCCCTTGAGATATGCGTTCCACAAGTCAGCAATACAACCAAGGTTATCGGCCATAGTGCCGTGTGTTTTCTCACGAGCATCTGTTGTCAGGCGTGTTGCTTCCTGTAGGATCTCAGCCCTACCCATAGGCTTTGGATAATCTTCGCCCTTATTAGGTTCAAGAATCTCGTCTATTGAGAACTCTTCTTCCTGTTCGAATACCTCCCTCGGTGTACCTATACCTTTCATTAGTTTATTAACATAGGTATACGAAACACCTGTAGCTCTAGCTACTTCTTTGCCAGTGGCTAGTTTGTTTTTCAACAGGTAAGCCCATACCTTTTCTTTCTTAGACTTTCTTCGGTTCGCCATTTATTCCTCCTAGAACCTTACTACCTTGTAAGGTATAGCATGATACACCTTTGCCACAATGTAAAGAATATTCATTAGCAATCTGCACAGCCTCTTGTGCTGTCGCTCCCATTGCCATTGCGCCAAGCGCATACTCCCTACCTTCTCCGAAAGCCATAGGTGCTGATAGCTCCACGGATGTTCCATTAGCTGACCAGACAGCCAGACCTTTTTCAGACACGACAATAAGTTCTGCTGAGTTGGGCTGTACATCTAGCTTCGCAGGATCGGCACCACTCACGAACCAATCTCGCATATTTAGTATACTACCCAGTACTCCAATGCCTGATACGATAGCGTGTTTGTTAACATACAAAGGATTGTTGGTAGCGCCTTTCATATATTTCTCTACTTTATAGGCTACATACCAAG